TCTCCGTCAAAAATATAATTATCCATCAGTGGTCACACTCGTTTGTTTTTGTGTGTGGTGTTGGTCTATCTTTACCTGCTTGTGGTAGAAATGCTCCCCACGCATCAGGTTTTCCTTTTGGAGTTAAATCCATATTCTTTTCCCATTGCTCATTAGGAACAGTACGACCGCTGCCTTTTTTAATGACATCGGCTGTTTTATCCTTAGAGTAGTCTGGATTATGATGTGTTTTCTTAGACATAAAACCTCTCTATTAAATCGAAGGTTAAATAGAACGCCTGCAATGATATTTTTATTCTAGATTTTAACCTAGCGCCTCATCAACGGGCTGGTCTTGGCCGCGGCACCTCTCTAAGTTAACCTTCGAAATATTAATGTTTCTCTCTATGCTTCTTAGCATAACTTGCTAATGCATCAACAGATTTTTTGTATTCTTCTGCTTGATTCATCTCAGAAGAATATTTTCCATCTGCAACGTTCACATCTTCCATTTTCTTTTCCCAATGTCCTTCATTGAATTGAGGCATTGCTGCATGTTTTGCATGTGCTTCTTTACTGTGTGCCATATTGTCTCCTATCCAGCAATAGCTGGTTGTTGTGTAGTATTTTGTTCCTTGATTGCCATAGCTATTTCATATGATCGATGAATCATTTCTAGATCCATCGTCTCTAACTCAAGCATAGATTTGACAAGATCCATTTCTGTTTGAACTTTCTTGTGTTCTGTCCCAGCGTTTAAGTCTTCAATTTTAGCATATGTTTCTTCGATTTTAGCCATATCCAATTTAGACTTACTGAAAGCTTGCATGATCTTGGCATTATCTACTTTCTCTTGCTGTTGCGATTGCGCTTGCTGCTGTTGCATCTGTTGTTGATTCTGTTCTTCCATATCAGCGATAACTTGGCGTTTGTTCGTAATAAATGCTGCTCTAAGTATGGACTTGTCCGCAATGCCCATCCCCAATTGCTTGAAGTGAAGCAATTGTTGAAGTTCCATTTGCCGTTGCGAAGTGGAATAATTGCCTTCTTCGATAGAGATGGCATATTTTTGTGAGTGGGAAGTCCAGAAGCGTGGATCTGCGTCATGACCCAATATATTACGAATCTTACCTTTACTGAAGTTCTTACGTATTGCTTGAAGCCTAATTTTTCCATACAATCGTTGTGAATAGTCCAATTTATCAAAGATGGTTTGCAAAGTGGTAAGGCCAGCACCCTGCCGAAGCATTGATAAAATTCCGGATTTGTCGTCAGTTGCCGCACCCAAAAGCTCTTCATTCACACCTGAAATTTTAGTAATATCCTCTGCCAGACTATTTGAAAGCTCAAGAAGAGATTGAGGTATAGCCACAGGCTCAATTCTTTGAATTTCATTTGGTTGTCTTCCTGCTTTAAGAGGTATTAAGAATCCATCACCACCACTCGTTTGTCTAAAGCATTTTGGATCTGGAACTACATCTACAGGATATATCCATCCTGCATTTAAAGAACTTTGTAACAACTGAAGCTCAATAACCTTGCGCATATTATAGAGGAACTGGCTATCTCTAAGGTTTCTGATGATGCCTTGTTTCCTCCACGCGTACGCTTGGATGTCTTGTTCTATATAACATTGTGTCGGAATAAAAGGGTATTCATCAATTCCAAGTAAATTTTTTCCATGATAAACAATTTTTCCAGAAAGGCTTATGACTAGTTTTACAGTAGGGATATCAACTTCTTTGACTTTAAGCCAAGGCTGTTGGTAAAGCACTCTTTCCATTTCATCTTCTTCAGCTGTCTCGTCATCTTCCCATTCGACAGCCTCACCAGACATAGGATCTAGTATGATTTTACCCTTTCGAGTAGTTCGATAATAGAATTCATCGTAGGTGAATAAGTTGTTGATTGCGACGTTCTGTAGTTCGGCCTGCATAGGAAAACGCCCATCTTTCATTCCTCCTGGTTTCATCTTGTCGATCTCTTTGGAATATCCAGGAAGCAGCATTTTAGCCATTTGCTTGCTAGTCCATCGTCTCCGCCATATACCATTACAATCGCTGAGATCCTGCTTCCTAGTGTACTGATCAATCAAATAATTATTATACTGTACAGCATCCGTGAAAAGATCTCCTGAGATAGGATCAAAAGTAAAGTCTGGGTATAAATGTAAAAGAGTTTCACCTGTATCACATGCTCCTTCAAATGATTGTGATAGATATTCTTGGAATCCATCACGATCATCACACCAACGCATTACTTTGTTGTAATCATCTGCTAGTGGATCATCACCATCACTGAGAGGAATTGTAATCGTGGATTTTCTATTCTTGCGTTGAAATCCGCAGATCATATTTATATGACGACGGATTAAATTGAAAAAAAACTTCTGGACATTTTGTGAATTCTGACCATATACTTGATTGTACAGTTGTTGGTCTCCGACCTTAAATCTCTTATCGATAGCTCCCTGTAGCCAGTAGGTAGAGTTGGTGGTGTAATTGGTTTGGTAAAACCAATCCTGCATCTGTTTTAAATCTTTTGCCTGGATATCAGAGGGATCAATATATCCTAAGGAATATTCGCCCGATTCATAAGAACCCATTGGAATCCTGTGGTAATTTAAAATTTGAATTTACCACACTCTTATAAATTATTCTATTGTTTTTCTTGATGGTTCATCAAAAAAATTATTATACCTAGCTGTTTTTTGTTATTTTTTGCTCATCCAACGATAAGTTATTGTCTAAACCTAAAATTAATCTGTATTCATCTATTATTTTCTTATATCCTTCGCAAATATCTTTCTGTTCTTTGTAAAGATATTCATAATCGTGAGCTTGTCTTCTCCAAAATTCTATGAAATGATTTTCGCTTTGATCTAACATTTTACACTCCATTTCCTTCTCAATTTTCCATTGAGTTTCGGCTATGTTCTTTTTTAGGAGATGAAGCGTAGTTTTTTTTATAGCTTCTGTAGCCTCATTCCACTCTTTTTCGGCTTCTTCACTTAAAAACACTATTTTATCATAAATTTCCACCACTAAAAATACCCTCCTTGTCCTGGTCCAATTGGTCCCCATGAATCATCTTCAAATATTTTTCTACGATATTGATCATAAGATATGTTTTCATCTGGATGACTAAATTCACCTTGAGGAAATGCAGAACATACTGCATAACGAAGGGCATCTAATATATGATCATTCTTCTTAACTGGCTTATCCTCGCCTCTATCAGCAGCTTTAGGATCCCACGCATAAGATTGAAGATGTTCTCTTAAAGTAGTACATCCTTTTTGGATGACTATATTTTTACCGCCAATAAATTTTGAACATATTTTAATGCCAAGTAAGACATCATTGTTGGCGTCAAGTACGGGAAGCTCTGCTTGTCGCAATGCAATTTTAAGTGATGCGGCAGCTGGGTCCACGTAAACAGCAGAGACGTTTTTATATCCAATAAACTCTTTGATATCTCTAACGAGTTCTTGGTCGGTTTTAGATCTTCCCTTCTTAGCTGAATCATAGTAATATTCCGCTTCAATTCTGATCTGTGGCCACTTATTGGGTGTAATTGCACAAAGTACTGCAGCTGTCGCATTTGTAGTTCCATAATCGACACCAACGATGTAATAGCTAGGGGCAGGGAATGGATTTTCATATTCGTTATCTTTGTCATAGCAGTCATAAATAGCTCCATGCGCGAGAGCCCATTCTCCTAAGATATAGCGATTATACCACATACCAGTATAAGAAGCTTTGAGCTGCTGCTTATACTTTTCATCAAGAATAGGATTGTCTTCAAGTGAGAAATTCCAGCATACGAGATCTAAATCAGGTTTATCAATATAGTCTTTCTTCAACCAATGTGCTGGACCCTCCGGGTTGCAAGTAGCTAATAGCTTTGCACCTGGGACACGTAATCTCGATTCTAACATTTTCCAGAAAGGCTCTGGCAAGTTCGTCGCTTCGTCCACGTACGCTAATGCCAATGTCGAACCCTGAATCGTAGAAACTGCGGAAACATCTGGGGCTCCCACAAACCATACATCTCTTCCATACAGCCTGCTCATCTGCGCTTTCTCTGTCGGACATGGGAAGCCTAACCTTCTATATAGATGTGTTAATATATTGCGTTGTATGGATGTCCTATTAACGCCGATGATCATGGCATCTCCAGGTGGTCCATTCTTTAAATCATAAATGAATCTTTCAAGACTTGAATAGGTCTTTCCTGAGCTGACTGCACCTACCCATATATTGAATCGATGGTTTGCTTCTACGAAACTTTTGTTTTGCTTTGGACTTGTTACACCGAGAAGCCGACCTTTTGAATCTCTTGGTGCATTTTCAGGAACAGGTTTTGCTAAGCTCTCATCTAATATTATTGGGGTATGAATATATGTTTCATCCATTTTTAGACTTCTCCTCAGCAAGTTGATGTTCAAGTTCCATAATTCTATGCGATTGATCTAGTTGAACCTGATTGGCCGCTAATGTCATTGTCGATTCTGGTTCTTTTTGACCGCATTTTACTTTTCCAAGATACATTAACATTTGAACGTTTCCACTCAATGCTTTCATGTGCTGAGTAAACACAATATCTGCATTACCGCACTGTGAAATTCCATCGGAAAAATCGGCAAAACCGCATTCAAATTCTTCTTTGAATCTATCATAAAAAGTATTAATATCTATGCGCAAATGTTTTGCTATTTCTTTTGCAGAATTTCCGGCTTCCATGCGCTTTTCTACAACATCCCAATTAATTGGTTTTTTTGGACGGGCCATTCTGTTTTACCTGAGGAATAACTCTTTTATCTTATTGTTTTAAAAATATGTATACTATATACAGTGAGAAAATTCAAGTAATTATGTTACATACTGTAAGATAAGAGAAGACGAGATACTTTATGAAGGGAGAGATATTCTTAAATGATATGAGACGAATACGGTATTATTGGCTACATCTTTGCTCAGAAATACCACTATCCGTCTCACTGTTCTTCTATTGCTTTATGACTATATCTTTTTTTACTGCTACATTTTTGTTTATGATTTTATAAAAAGTTCTTTGAAATAAAGTTACCAGAAATTTATCTATGTTAGGAAGAAAAACATCAGGAGAAGGAGCCATGATTACATCATCTAAATGTTGTCCCATTGGATAATCTTTGATAATCTTCCTTGAATTTTTTGCTTGAATTTCCCATTTTTTAACTTCTTCCTCTGGCATAAGATGTCTTGCACATTCAGCTTGTTTTTTTTCTTTGGCTATTGACATATTTATTTCTATCGTGTTTTTCAACTGTTTTTTTATCTCAGTTAGCTGACCATATATTTCAGAAAAATTAACCATTTTTGCAAGTGACTCGTCACGGTCCATCACGTCTATTATTCGATTAAATATATCTAAGGTAGAATTTTGAAAAGCATAGTCATATTCGAGATCTTTTTCTGTAAAAAGCTTAGGTTCTCCTTCGAATATTGTATTTGGATTTTTTCTTAACCATCTTCTAATCACAGGCATTTCATAAGTATATACACCGTTTTTGAATTTGACGGGAACTATTGGTATTTGTCCTGATATATGACATACGTAATTTTTTAATAAAGAGTCTTGCAATAAAAATTGATGAAATGAATCAAACAGCAGTTGTTTTTGTCTAATTTTATCCCAATCTTGATAATATTTCTGGCTTTTTATATGATTTATTGCCTTACAATATCTGTCATGTCTGTCTAAAGCATTTTTTACTTCTGCAGAAACAAGACCTAAAACTAATCCTCCCAATATAATTGCTTCTCCGACTGGACATATCGCTGCAGTAATTATCCCTATACCAGTTCCTGACAATGATAGAAACATATAGTTACATACATATCTATCCACAATATTTTTAAATGTTGCTCCAGATGCCTCTTGTACAGTAATATTGTGTTCTTTCATATATTCTTCACAACTTTTTTTACTTCCACTTTCTACAGGAGTACTTAAAATGTATATTTGACGCGTATTTAGTGTGTTTTTTGTTAATCTGAATACTGCATATTCTCCTTTAAATGTTTCCGCCATTTGTTTTTCTTGTTCTTCATTAATCTTTCGAAACATATGTCTAAATAAATCATGAAATGGAATAGGTAATTTGGGAACTTCTCCTTCAGGTCCACAATATTCCAAAATAATTTCTTGAATTCCTGTTCGTTCATCTTTTACATAGTTTATATCTTGCGAAAAATTTCTAGGCATTACTGATAACATTCTTTTTCCTCTTTTATTTGGTTTTAATTTCTGCCAAACTCCTTAATCCATTGATTACGAAAAGCTTGAGAAAATGACTCGTTTCTTTTATGTCTGCCTTCTGATGTTATTCCAATTAATTGACCTGCTACAAGACCTATAAGTGAAATTGGAAGACCTATCTTGAATGTTAAAGATATAGGTAATGCTGCTATGTTTGCATAAATTAGGGCAGAAATAGCCATTGCTAATAGGATGACCAACACAATAATTGTTACTTTTATAGGATTTTCTGATACAAATTTTTTAAATTTATATCTGCAACTTAATCGATATTCATCATCTTGTCTCAATAATTTTTTTATTCTATCTAGTTGTTGTGGTGAAAATTGTGGTCTTATACCTAGTGCTCTCTCATTAGATTCTCTAGCATCTCTAGCATCTCTATCGGCAATAAACTGTTGATATTCAGCTGAATTAAAAAATGCTTGAAGTAACATATTTTCTCCTATATTTTTGGCTATCTTTTCATAAACAACAATTTTAGTCTATATATTTAACTAAACTTTTAAATGATGTTAAATAAAATATTTAATAGTATAAATTTTATTGATTTATTCTATTAAATATTATCTATTGAACGAGCTGTTCTGCGATGTGCTTGCATTGATCGATACAGAATTGAATATTTCTGTATGATTTATTGAATATAGGACTATTTTCAAGATTAAGACGTTTCTTTAATTCTTCTTCTCTATCCCTACAATCTTTCATCCATGCTGCTGTTTTTTTTAAATGCTCTGTGGAAGGTACATAATCATTTGAATGAGCACAATCGAATCCAATCCAGTGACGATCTGAACATTCTCCAAAAGTCAAACCACTATGACAATCAATCTCCATGTCTTCATATTTATTTTGATAAAGTGAATGATCAAAAGGAATAGCTACATATCCATTAAGAAAACCTCCGAATACATGAAAGTCTTTGGCACAAGGTTCTATAATAGCCATTCTTAATATCTTGCATTTGATACCAAGATGTTCAAATGTAACTAAATCAGGTTCATTAACCCATTCACCTTCTCCCCACCATTTAATCTTTTCTTCAGAGGTGAATTTATGTTTTTCTATCATTATTCCTCGATAAAATTAAAATTGCTTGTCTTCGGAGCGACCAGGCGACAAGCGACCTATATCAAGCTTAACGAAGTTGATACACCTCACGGCACTATTCTTTATGAGAATCAAAGTGCATATACTGCTCAGTTTCCTAGGACTGGCTCACTCAGATTACGTCATGAGTCACGGCAGGTTTAAAGTCTCTACAGGACATTAAATATTTTTTACCTGATTTTGTATTTTTTCTAAATACCTGTATAAAGTAATTCGAGAAATTCCAAATTCTTTAGCAATCTTGCTTTTGCTATCGCGCGATTGCATTCTTTGTTTTAGAAGTTCAACTTTCTCATCGTTCAACTTGTGTTTAGAACCCTTAAACCTTCCTTGTTTTTTTGCAACAGCAATACCTTCTCTCTGTCTTTCTTTAATGAAGGCATACTCAAACTCAGCAAAAGCACCCATAAGAGAAAGCAATAGGTTAGACATAGCTGAATCAGATCCATTAAAATGAAGGTTTTCCTTTATGAATTGAACTTGTATCTTTTGCTTTACTAGGGAATCAACAAGGTGTTTTAAATCAAATAGGTTTCTGGCTAATCTATCCATGCTATGGACTATTACTATGTCGTCTTCTCGCACAAACTCAAGCATGTTTTTAAGTTGCGGTCTATTAGTGCATTTGGCAGATGCATAATCTATAAACTTCTTATCTAATGGGATACCTTCGAGCTGACGATCAGGATTCTGGTCTGTCGTACTAACTCTAATGTATCCTATGCGTTTACCGCTCATTTCTTATTCCTTTCTTCATGGAAATACATGATATGAGCTTTAAATTCCTGATCTTGTAAGGCAAGCTTTCCTTTAAATTCCTGATCTTGCATGGCAAGCTTTCCTTTAAATTCTGCGTCCTGTCTTTCAAGTTTTCCATGGAAGTCTTTCATTTCTGCTTGAATAGTTGCCATCATATCTTTGGTCCAAGCTTCTAATGCTCGATAGTCTGCTCTGCTTTCAGTCCTTGCCCATAGAAATAGTGCTAGGTTTGAACCCACTATTGTTATAACTTGCGTCCAGTCCATTTTATCCTCCTTGTTTTATTAATTTTTATTCTGGTGATATTGAAGTAAGTGATTTTTATATTCCTGATCTTGTAAGGCAAGCCTTCCTTTAAATTCCGCATCCTGTCTTTCAAGTCTGCCGTGAAATTCTTTCATCTCCTTATGAATAGCGTCTATCAATTGACGGCATTCTCTATAATCTGATCGGCTTTCAGTCCTTGCCCATAGAAATAGTGCTAAGTTTGAACCCACTATTGTTATAACTTGCGTCCAGTCCATTTTATCCTCCTGCCTGAATTAAAGATTCAAGGTGCTTTTTTGCTTTGGTTAGGTTACAATGATGCTGCTGTTCGTTCTTTTTCTTAAGTTCGGATAGCATTTCATCAATGATTTTTTGATCTTCTATTTCTTTTTCTTTTTTTCGCACGTTTCGCATATAACGTTCAAAATCGCATATTTCGTTCATTTGGTCCCCTCGAATGTAATCATTAATATAGGAGATATATTTACATTCTGTCAACATATACATCTGTAAGTCTAGACACACGCCTTTTTATCAATCACATTTTTTAATCATGTGTGTCACAGGGGAGTACCCTATTGTGACATGGAGTCTTTCTGCTTTTCTTGCAATTCTTTCTTTGATCCCCATTTCATGTCTAATATCAATGAGCCATATGGAAACTCTAGCTGCTCATCAAAATAAGGCTGCCTGAAGTCAAGTCGATCTCTACCTT